AAAGGAGATACGATGACCCCCTGCCCCTATCTCTCCGGCGAGTGTGATGAAAAGCAACTATGGAAAAAATGCCTCGCGGCGTCCATGGAGAGTGTCGATTGCCAGAACCTGTCCGATCACGACCTCGCATTTGTCCGGGCGGCGGTCATGGGCCGGGCGGTCGGGGGGGATGAGGCATGATCACTCTCTCCAACTTCCCGCAGCCCGAACTATCTGGAAACTCCAGACAGTTGCCCGCCCCCCGCACCGAATCCGTCCCGCTCGATGCCACCCGGCCCATCCTCCGCAACTTCCCGCTCGTCTGGCAGCTCATCCAGGAAGCGTTCACCAAGAGCGACCGGACCGTGCTGCTGCTAACCAGTAATGGCACTGAGGACAAAACCGCTACGGAATATTATCTCAGGAGGGTGGTGAATTGACCTCCGAACCGACACGAAGCCCCCCCGCATGGAACCCCGGCACCTGGGGCTTTGCCGGGATCTCAAAAACAGAAATGCCGATCGACTACTGCGTGCCCGGCCCCATCCTCATCCAGCTCTTCCCGGAACTCGCAGGAGATAAGAAGTACCTGCGGGGCAACCCGGGCCGGCTCTGGTCGGTCTGCAAAAGGAAGGGCCGGCATACCCTCCTGAGGCTGGCACTCAACCACTGGAACCCGGAAAACCCCCGGACGTGTGAAAGTTGCCGGGAGATCTTCAACCGGATGCAAAGGGTAGAAGAGATCGCAGAAACAAAAGGGAGAACAGCGAAGGTGTGATAATGAACGGTGTGATAACAAAAGCAGGGGTACGTAATCTCCTCAGCAACGGCATTCCCGTCGATAATATAGGGGCCCTCCTCGTCCCGAAGTCCCATGGAAAACGGTACATCTCTATCGGGGTCAACGAGTGCACGGAAACATTCGAGGTAATCCGGCAGAATCCCCCGAGCAAAAAATATCCAAAAGGAAGCATCACCGTAAAAAGCGAGGATCAGTTGTTCCTGATATATCAGGAGGGGTGATGGTGGCCGATAAAACCAAAATGACAATAGTTCAGGTATTTTTGGGAACTCTCTCCGGGTTCGTAGTCGGAAAATTGATACTATGGGCATTATTCCCTCTACTTTAACCCATTTATCCCTCTTTTCCCACTTCTCTCACTTCTCTCAAAAAGCCCAATTCAGCCTCAATATAACTCCCCGTCGCTGATTCTCTTTTGTAATTATTCCCGCCAAGCGAGCGGGAGGAAGTGCACTTTCATATGGTATCACCAATCGCAACCCCGATCGGCCTCTTCATGGCCGGCTATTCCGGAGCCGGAGGGGATTACCTCCCGCTCAAGGCAATCCACCGCGAGATCTTCCAGCGGCTCCCGAATGGTATTATCTTCGGCCTGAAGATCGCAACCGGCGCAGCAGCTCCGACAAAGGACAGCATGATCATCGATGTCGTATTCGACAACGAGCAGGAAAGCACCCTCCATGACCCTCACATCGTTGAGCAGGTCACCGATTACCCGGTCGACCAAGCAACCCGCGGGATCGTGTGGTTCGGTGCGGCAAAACCCCCCGGCTACACCCAGTACTCGAAGTACGGGCAGCACAACGTTCTCGTCAAGGTCGCCCCACGGAAGGCCCCGGCAGCCGGCACGGCATCAGCGGATCAGGTCCTCGCAGCCCGGGATTTCTCCCCCGAAGCCGGCGGACAGATCGCGGAGTTTGCGTTCGAGATCAAGAAGGGACCGATTGCACCCCCGCCGGATGAGGGGGAATAACGCCGTATGCCATCCGAAACATCAGCAGGGGACGGAGCCAAAACCAGCAGCACCACAAATTACACCTATCCGCCACAAAAACCCTGTTGCTACAAAGACAAATGCACCGACTGTAAATGCCGATGCTGCGAATGGCGGCATACTTGCACCACAAAGAAATGCCCGATTTGTTGCCCGGCCTCCCCCCCCTCATATTACCTGTGGTGGGGTATTATTCCCCCTGATGGCAGCGGCCCACAGATCACTTGGACCCTCACCCCCTCCTCACGAGGTGGGATCGATGGCTGACGACAAGATCCCCACCACCCAGTACGGGGCATTCGCCACACCATCACCGCAGTACTCCCCGCCCGCGACCGTCACCGCAGCCACCGGCCGGCCCGGCTACGACTACGATCCCCACGACAGCCCCGGAGAGCGGGCGGAAGGATTCTTTGTCGGGAAACTCATCGGGAAGTTCACCGGAGAGACCGACGGCTTCTGCTCAACCTCCCGCGAGTGGCATATCTTCCTTGCCGGGATCTCCGCGGGGTTACGGGCCGGCACGCTCGAACAGGTCCCCGAATGCCCCCCGCTCTGGCAGGATGAGATGCAGTACTTCAACACGCCCGCCATGGTCGCCAACGTGGTAAAGTGCCAGTGGCCCGGTATCGTGACCGTGCTCGGCGGAATCGCCGCGCTGAACGTTGCCGGTATCCCGATCCCGTTCATCTCATGATCTCCCCCGGGCCCGTGTTCCCCTTGGAAACCGATATCGGTGCGGCTCACCCCCGCCCGGGCCCTTTCCCCTCCGTTCGGCAGCCTACCACCACCACATTGCTGCTGAACGCGGGGATAATGTATCACTCCAAAAACCTCTCAAACCCCGCTCGTTTGCGTACTACCCCGGGCTCACAGTCGTCCCGGAAACGAGCGTCGCCCTGCCGGCCGGTGCAACGCCACGATAGGATATGAGCAGCCTCATGTCATGCACCTGGTCTTAAGCAACCCATCAGCAGTAGCAAAAACGATAATGACCGGCCAGGCAGGGAGCCCGTAAGGGCAGCGTAGGAAAACATAGCGCAACCGTAGATCAGTCAGGTAGATCATCCTCCCAAATAAGGGGAAGGCCGCGGGTTCAAATCTCGCCGGTTGCATTCAATGACACAGCTCCAAGGTCCAACATTATCAGATACCAGAGGACCGGCCCGGATCCGGAAGCTGGAAGAAGGGATCGCCGGCATAGACGAGCAGATCACGATCCTGATGGACCGGCGGTATTGTATGCAGAGCGAGATTGAGGAGATTCGGGGCGGTGAAGCGTGACCACCGTCACCCTCTGCCAGCGTCCACCCTCCGATCCCGACTGCGGGTACTGCCTCGACACCTACGAGTGCCGGCTCCTGCGGGAAGCCATCTGCCGCGGGTGCGTGCGTGAGGGTATGTGCCCGGCCGAGTTCAAGCGGAAGATGGCGGAAGCGGGGATGTGCAGGGGAAGGGAGCTCGCAACGTGACCAAGAAGAAAGATCCAAAAGACCTGAAGCCCCGGGGCCAGCCAACGAAGTACGATGAGAAGTACACCCCTCAGCTCGCCAAATGGATCTGCCGGGATAAGAATTTCACCAAGGATGAAGATCTCGCGGAAGCGCTCCATATATCGGTACCGACGCTTAAAAACTGGAAAAAGGCACATCCCGAATTCCTATCCTCCGTAAAAGAGGGCAAAGAACAGGTAGATCGGCAAGTGGAAGACGCCCTCCTGAAAACCTGCCTCGGGTACGATTACGAGAAAGAGGAGATCGAGGTCCACATCAACGGAGAGCGGGAGTACCAGAAGAAGAAGACAACCACCATGCACGTGAGCCCGGACCCTACCGCGATCATCTTCTGGCTCTGCAACCGGAAGCGGGATACCTGGCGCCGGAATGCGGTCGTTGAATTCGACTTCGAGAAGGGCAAAGCCGAAGTAAACGAACTCTTCGAGAGAATGAAGAGGGAGGGCGGCATTGCTGCAACCGCTCACCGGTAAGGCCCTCCAATCATATTGTGAGGCGGACGCCCGGCTGAACATCTGGGAGGGCAGTGTCAGCTCCTCCAAGACCGTGACGACGTTCTTCGCATGGGTGGATTTCGTGATCAACGGCCCGCCCGGCGAACTCGTGATGATCGGCAAGACCGAACGGACCCTGAAGCGGAACGTCATCGACCCGCTCATCACCATGTACGGGGCCCGGAACATCAGCACGGTCGGTATGGGAAAGGGAGAGATCCATATCTTCGGGCGACGGGTTTACCTCGTCGGGGCCAACGATGAGAGGGCCGAGCAGAAGATACGCGGGGCCTCGTTCGTGGGCGCTTACTGTGATGAAATCACCCTTTACCCGGAATCGTTCTGGATCATGCTCCTCTCCCGTCTCCGCTCACCCGGGGCACGGCTGTACGGCACCACAAACCCGGATGGCCCGTTCCACTGGCTGAAAGTCAATTATCTCGACAAGGGACTGGAACACCTGAAGAAATGGCATTTCACCCTTGACGATAACCCGTACCTCGACCCGGCATACGTGGCGGCGCTGAAACAGGAATACACCGGCCTCTGGTATAAACGGTTCATCCTCGGCCTCTGGTGCATTGCGGAGGGCGCGGTGTATGACATGTGGGATGAGGCGATCCACATCATCGACAAGCCGGACGGAACGGCAGACCATTATATCGTCTCGATCGATTACGGCACGAACAACCCCTGTGCATTCCTGCTCATCGGCACCCGCGGCAATAATGCGACGGTCGAACGGGAATACTATTACGACAGCAACGAAAAAGGCCGGCAGCTGACCGATGCGCAGTATTCCAAAGCCCTGAAGGAGTTCATCGGCACCACACCCGTCCGATCTATTATCATCGACCCTTCCGCCGCCTCATTCAAGGTCCAGCTCCGTAATGATGGTTTCACCAACCTGAAGGATGCGGACAATTCTGTTATCGACGGGATCCGGCTTGTCTCGTCAATGCTCCAGGGGGGGCGGCTGAAAGTATGCCGGACCTGCCCGAACCTGATCAAGGAGTTCTCATCCTACGTATGGGATGCAAAAAAGCAGGTAAAAGGGGAGGATGAGCCCGTAAAGAAGTTCGACCACGCACTTGACGCGCTGCGGTATGCCGTCCAGACTACGATGGGGAAGCCCTCGCAGCCGAGAGTACTCAGGAGGTTTATTTGATCGATATGATGGCAAGACCGGACATCGCAGCAGACGGACAGTTTGAAAAATCGGAACACCCGAAAGTATTCCTCGTTACCGGGGGCGCCGGTTCACTTGGCCGGGAGATTGTCGATATCCTCATCAAAGCCGGGCATAAAGTCCGGGCGATGGACATCAGCGAGAGTGGACTTGCATCCCTGCACTACCCGGAATCGCAGTTCACCCGGATTTATGGGGATATCCGGGACTATACCCGCGTCCATTACGCCATGCGGGGCTGCGATGTCGTCATTCACACGGCAGCGATGAAAAACCTTGATATCACCGAGGGGGACGTGCCGGAACTCAACCGGACCAACATCACCGGCACGGAAAACGTGGCGAAGGCTGCGATCGAGTGCGGGGTTGAATGCGCTGTTCTCATCAGCACGGACAAGGCCGTTTACCCTGCATCAGCGTACGGTGCGTCGAAACTATCCGCCGAACGGGTATGGATATGGGCATCCCGTACGCAAACGCGTACCCGGTTCGTCACGTTCCGGAGTGGCAACTTCAAGCAGAGCGCCGGGAATGTATTCGAGGTATGGAGCAGGCAGGCCGCCCGGGGGGAACCACTGACCGTCACCGACCCGGATATGGAACGGTATTTCATCGACACCCGGAAGGCGGCGGGGATTATCTGCGGGATCCCGGCATGGGCAGCAAATGGCGACACGGTAATCCCGAAGATGCGGATCGAGAAGATCCTCGACCTGCTGACCGGGCAATTCCCGGGATGCACGTATCGGCTGACAGGGTGCCGGCCCGGAGAGAAGAGGACGGAACGACTGACGACGGACGATGAACAGGTAACATGGGAAAACGAGGAAGTTCAGGTGATATCATGAGAGTACTGGCAATCATCCCCGCGAGGGAAGGAAGCAAAGGCATCAAGGACAAGAACGTCACCCCCTGCAACGGCCGCCCGCTGATTGCGTGGACTATTGACGCCGCACGGAAAGCCGGGGAGATCGACAGGCTGATCATCAGTACCGATAGCCTGCGGTACCGGGATATCCTCGAACACGATTACGGGGCCGATCTCTTCCCGTTCATCCGCCCGGAGAAGTACGCAAAGGACAAAACGCCCTCATCGGAAGTGGTGATCCATGCGCTCGACAAACTGGAAGAGCTCGGCGAGGAACCCTACGATATCGTGGTCCTGCTCGAACCGACCAGCCCGCTCCGGACCCCCGAACAGATCAACGAAGCGATCCAGCTCCTCAAACAAGCCCCCCGGGCCCGGGCCATCGTATCAGTGGTTGAAGACAGCAACCATCACCCCCTGCTCGCCTTCGAGATTGATAAAGTTGGCCGGCTCATTCCATACGGAAACCTGACCGGCCCGTCGGGGGCAGATGCCAAATACCCCGGGCACCCACGAAGGCAGGCCCTCCGCCCCGCGTATTTCATGAGCGGCGACATCTATCTCTCGTATGTCGATACGTACCGCGAGCGCCTGAGCTTCAACCACGAACTCACGGCAGCATACAAGGTCCAGCACTGGCAGGCGCCGGAAGTGGACGAGCCGCACGATCTGATCGTCGTGGATGCATTGCTGAAGGCCCGGCAGGGAGGGAAGATATGATCTTTCAATGGGTTTTCTGCAAATTGGGACTCCATAATTGGGGGCCTTGGATTATAGTAAACTGGAAAAATTATCATCATGCCCGTGAATGTAAGTTTTGTGGATATATTGAGGTGAACCCATGATCAACACGTGGACCCGTGCCAACCAAATCCTTCCCGGGGGCAATTCCCTGTTCAGCAAGCATCCGGATCGTTACTGCCCCGGACAATGGCCCCCCTATTATGATCGGGCGGACGGAATCGCAATCTATACCCCGGACGGAAAGAAGTACCTCGATTTCTCGATCATGAGCGCCGGTACCAACACGCTCGGGTACTGTGATCCGGATGTAGACAATGCCGTCCATGAAGCGATCTTCAAAGGCAACGTCAGTACCCTCAATTGTCCGGAGGAAGTCGAACTCGCCGAGATGCTGCTGAAGCTCAACCCGGGTATGGATATGGTGAGGTTCGGGCGCGGGGGAAACGATGCATGCCAGATCGCCCTCCGGATTGCCCGGGAATATTCGGGAAAACAGCGGTTCGCTATCTGCGGATATCACGGATGGGAAGTCGGGCACCCGCCCCAGCTGGACCCGTTCTGCTACCCGTTCGAGTATGGCAACGCCCGCCCCCTCGAAGATGTCCTTCCGGATATCGGCGCTATCATAATGGAGCCCGTCCGGAGCCGGCCGGCTGATATCGAATTCCTGAATATGGTCCGGCAGATGGCCGACGCCTTCAGTATCCCCCTGATCTTCGATGAAATCACCAGCGGGTTCCGGTGCAACCCGTCCGGCTATTACCAGAAGATCGGAATCGTGCCGGATCTTGTATGCTACGGCAAGGCGATGGGCAATGGGTATGCGATCTCTGCGGTTGTCGGGAAAGAGACGTTCATGGAGAAAGCCCGCGGTACGTTCATCTCATCGACTCCATGGAGTGAACGGATCGGATACGCCGCCGGGATTGCCACGCTTGCCAAGATGGACCGCACGCAGGCACAGAAGAGGATGTGCGCAGTGGGGAATGCCGTGAAGAGTGCATGGAGGGAAGCGGGGGACGGCGCCGGGCTGGACTTTGAGATCACCGGACTGGACCCGCTCGCAACGTTCGCCTTCACAGACGACCCCGATCGCGTCAGGATCACCACGTTCACCCAGGAGATGCTGAAACGCGGATACCTGGCATCCGGGCAGTTCTATGCCTCAATCATGCACAGCGGAGCCGAGATCAAGAAGTATTCCGCCGCAGTTAATGAGGTGTTCTGCGATATTTCCAGCGGTCGCGTGAAGCTGGTGGGGGAGCCGGCCCTGGCAGGGTTCCGGAGGCTGGCATGATCTCCGACCGGGAACTGGAACACAGGACCAACGACCCGGGCGTCCCGCAGGTCCGGAGGGCGGCCTTTTGGCAGGAACTCTTTTTCCGGAAGACAGGCGTCCGGATCCCCCAACCCCTCAAAGTTAAACGAAAACTATTTACTTTTTAAAAACGCACATAACCTTTAACCTTTTCTCCATCCGGACGGACGCGCCCGGATGCAATTCAGAGGATCCCCATGACAGTAGTTTCAAGAGTTCTTCAGGAGCTCGATCGCGGGGGAACCGTGACCGGGCAGATGATCGCCGATCTCATCCAGGAGCATAAGGTGCCCCGGGAAAGAATGATCGGCCTGTTCAACCGGTATAAGACCGACAGCACGCAGCCATGGTATTGCGTCGGGAACAGTACCAATATCTTCGGGCGGACGTTTTTAGACGAAACGAAAGTAAACAACAAAGTCAACGTCGATCACTTCTCGAACATCGTGAACACCAAAACCGGCTATTTCGTCGGGGAGGCGATCAACTATGTGGTTGACGAGAAGGCGACAGGCGATAAGAAACTCATCGAAACGAAATTACGGGAGTTCCTGAACCGGATCGACACAACCGACCTCGACACTGAAACCGGCAAGATGGCGAGCATCTGCGGGTACTCAGCCCGGCTCTGTTACCTCAATCCTGAAGGGAAAGAGGATGCGATGAACGTTCCCCCGTGGGAATGCGTTTTCCTCGCAAAAGACGGCAGTATCACCGCCCCGCAGTATGCCCTCCGGTACTATAAGATCCAGGCTGTCGATGCATCGGGCCGGTACCGGGACCTCATGCGGGCTGAATGGTACGATAAAACGGGGATATCATTCTGGATCGAACCCACCACGCCGGAACCCTCACCGGGGGCACAGGACCCCGCAACGGTCAGGGCGCCGCTCGCCCTAAACGGTGCGTTCGTGCCCGACTCTTCGGAAGAATCAAAAGTGCACGGATTCACTGAAGTACCGCTGATCGGGTTCCCGAACAATGCCGAGCTCCAGGGTGATGCCGAGAAGGTCCTCACTCTCATCGATGCGTACGACCGCACGTTATCCGATATGAACAGCGAGATCGAACAGTTCCGGATGGCATACCTCGCAATCTACGGATATGCGAATATCGACGGCAAGTTTATCGACAAGCTCAAGAAAACCGGCGTTCTTGGGTTTGACAATGTGGAGGACCGAGCGGAGTTCATCACTAAAACCCTTGATGCTATCGCCGTGGAAAACCACCTCACCCGGCTGGAACAGGAGATCTATGCAATCAGCGGGATCCCGAACCTCCGCGATGAGGCATTCAGCGGCAATAGTTCCGGTGTAGCCCTGAAATTCAAGATCTTCCCGATGGAAGTAAAGTGCAAAATGGCCGAGAACAAGTTCGCCGCCGCACTTCATCAACAGTTCCGGGTGATTGGCAGTAAATGGGCCGTTGAACAGGTCCAGTTCAACAGCGACGATCTCACGTTCAGGTTTAAGCGGAATTTCCCGCTCGATCTTGCCAGTGAAGCTGCAACCGCCCAGGCACTCACGGGTATTATCTCACAGGAAACTGTGCTCGGCACCATCTCGATTGTCAAGGATGTGCCGGAAGAAATGGCGCGGATTAAGGCGGAACTTGCCGATCAAGTGAATTTAGACGCGGCGCTGTATCCGGAATTACAGCAACAGGAGGAAATCATGATGCAAAACCCAGAAGATACTGAACCGAACAGCCGAATGAACGCAGAAATGGAGGGAGGTAATTAATCATGGGAGGACCGGGATCGGGACCAAGGCCGGGGCAGGGTCGTGGGAACGCAAGAAAAGGCGGACGTAGTGTAAACACACGATTCTTTTTTGGTGGCGCTGGCCAAAAAAGGAGCCGGTACTCGGATGTCTGCTAAAAGTGTTAGGAACAAATTGAATAGAAGCGGCGTAAAAATATCAAGGAATGTGTCGCACACCTCATTAACAAAAGGACGGGCTGGATCCTTTAAAAAGAAATGATTTACCTCTACGAGTTCCAAACAGCGTCGGAAATCCTTACCCTTTTGGAGTTCGTGCAGAGTCCAGAAGATGCACGGAAGTTCGCGGATACCTACATTAAATCCGTGAATGCCCGGCTGACAAACGAAGGATATGACCCGCTGGAGACAAAAGAGATCCTGCGTTTTATCGCAATGGTGGATTCCCGATTCGGGAATATGGTGTAAAAAAAAGTGTCAATCTTCAAGAACAACATACCGGATTTTCCGACCGATCAGAGTCTTCGGGAGGATAATGTGAGCGCCATTGCCGAACTCCATAATCTCTGCGATAGGGATATCAGCAGAGGCAACCCGAACAGCTCGAAGAGTAACCGCTTTAGAAAGCGAGGAGATCTCATCGGACATCTCCTTATCCCCTCCCTCTGCAAGATATCGGATGCTCTTCATTGCGTTCTCAATCTCATTAAGGTCGCCTGCGGTAAAACTCTCTTTGGACAGGAGGGATGCAACGCGGATCATCTTGGTTGCGATCTTCCCCTGCTGCTGTGCGAGAAATTCGTTTTCATCCATCCTAATACCCCGCCCTTGCCTGTTCGCGGGCAAGCTCTGTATCCGTCATCCCTTCGAGCATTAACCGGGTGTTGCGGAGCACCCGGACGACTTCTGGCCCGTATGGGTAGGGTCTGCTCTCAATGTCTCTGCACGCTTGGATTGCCTGTTGCCTCGATGGTGTTACCATTTCTGTTACCTCGTCGGGCATCTTGCCCCGTATATACTGTATATACATTTGAGGATATAAATATTTCGGATGTGGCGTAATTGGCACCGCGAGCTCTCCGGGCCGATTATGAGCGGATCGTCAGGGACAGCGAACGCCTTTTCCGGACTCTGGATAAGCAGGGTCAGCGCGAATACGCCCTGATGCTCAAAGAGCTCCGGGGAGAGGTTGCGGATGTGTACGCACGGTACGCGGCGGAAGACGGCACGCTCTCATATGCGGAGATGCAGAAATACGACCGGATTACCTCCCTGAAAAACGTCCTCAATGATATTGTCAGGAACCGGACAAACAATGTAAAAGCCCGGGTCCAATCTGCCCTCCGCGGGCAGATCCGTGATGCGTATCTCTCATCGCTGGCCGTTATCGGGGACACCGCGGGCGTGGACCTCGGAGGGTCGATTGCAGCAGATGCCGTAACAGCCATCCTGCAGAAGCCGGTTGAGGGGTGGACCCTGGCCGAACGCATGACGCTCCGGACGCGGGATCTGGCAGTCCGTATCAACGGCGCCACGATCAACGGGTTCGTGCACCAAAACACTTTTCAGGAATCCGCTGCCGCACTGAAAGACGTCGCTGAAAAAGGCTATGGCCGGATACGGACCGATATTGGCGACACCACACACCGGGTCACCCAGGATGCGGTAAAGGAATCCGCCGTTACGGCAGCGGATAAAGGTATAGAAACTGTGAAAGCATGGGTCACAGCAGGGGATTCGGATGTTCGGGAGGCGCACCGGCTTCTCGATGGGCAGGCCGTCCGCGGGGATGAGGATTTCGTGATCCCATCGGGGCCGTGGAAAGGGTACCGGGCGGATGCCCCGGAAGGGTTCGGGGAGCCTGCCCTGGATTACCACTGCAGATGTTTTCTCGTTTGTGATGTGCGTGCCAAAAGTTAACCGAAACTAATTAATATTTTGAGAGTAAACAATATTTCATTAACCGTGAGGGCTTCCCGCTCTCTACTATTCTCCGTAACTGTTACAACACAGGGGCGGCGCGGGAGGAACTCGGAGTAAGTCAGCATGGCAGAAAACGAGAGCAATCTAAATCCTCAGGGCTCACAGGGCACCACCCCGGCGGGAACTGATGGTAATGCAGCACCGCCCGCAGCATCCCAGACTCCGGCAATCGATGCCGATTACGTGCGGAAGATCGAGGCATCGTTCGACAAATCGCGGACCAAGTTTGAGAGGGACCGTCTGCAAATGCAGGCAGAGATCGAAGAACTCCGCAAGACTACGATGTCCGAATCCGAACTCCGCAAACTCAAGGAACAGCGCCTCCAGGAGCGGGAATCAACCCTTGCCCGGAAGGAACTGGAACTCCTTGCCGTGGATGTTCTCAGGGAGCACGATATCCCCCTGAACCTGCGGGAGTTCATTGTCGGAAAGGACGCAGACGACACCAAGGCGCGTGCGGGAACTCTCAAAATCGAGTTCCAGAAAGCCGTTGAAGCAGCGGTCCAGGAACGATTCAAGCAGAACGGGCGGGAACCGCACAAGTCGGAAAATACCCCGCCGGCAGGAAAGGGCAAGATCTATACCCGGGCCGAGGCCGAAGCCGAAGCAAAGCGCGTACAGCTCCCAAACGTCCCCCAGAAAGAACGGGAAACCGTTATGGCAGACCTTACGGCTGCAATGCGTGAAGGCAGGATCAAGAACTGAAAAAAAGGAGGATAAAAATTGACAGTTAATAACTTTATCCCGACGATCTGGTCGGGGCAGGTTTTCACCGATTTCCAGAAAGCCACCATCCTCGGCGGCCTCTGTAATCGTAACTACGAAGGCGAGATCACCGGACAGGGAGATGCGGTTAAGATCAATATGGTCGGGCCGGTCACTGTTCGAGCATACACCAAGAACAGCACATCCGACCTCACAGTTGAACGGCTCACTGATGCACAGACCACGCTAGTCATCGACCAAGCGGATTACTTCAACTTCTCAGTTGACGACATTGACGCGGTACAGGCCAAGGGCAACATTCTCGGTGGTGGCATGACCAATGCAGCTCAGGCAATGGCGGAGAGTGCGGACACGTTCATCGCAAACCTGTACACCCAGGCCGGGGCATCGACATACCAGACGATCACACTCGCAAGCACCGACTACGGTATTCTGACAATGTTCGGGCGGGCGGACCAGCTCCTCAATGAGATGAACTGCCCGCAGAACGGTCGCAAAGCATACCTGTCTCCGTATGTCAAAGCCCAACTCGTGAAACAGAATGTGATGCTCACGAATGGTCTCAACGCAGATCTCTTTGTCAACGGTTTCATCGGTCGGTACATGAACTTCGACATTTACATGTCGAACAACCTTGCCACCGGCAGCACCCACACTGCCTCGAACCCGGTCCACGAATGTCTGTTCGGTACACCGGAAGCGATCACCTTTGCTGACCAGATCGTGAAAACCGAGGCATACCGGCCTGAGAACAGTTTTGCCGATGCTGTGAAGGGTCTCCACGTGTACGGCGGGAAGGTCGTCAAACCCAAAGGTCTCGTGTGCATCGAGACCAGGAGCACGTAATCATGGCAGCTACTACTACCGAACTGGACCCGATCCTGCTCTATCAGAACCGGGTGATCACCCAGACCACAAACATTGCCGGATCAACCGCGATGATGCGGGCGGCCTCGTTCCCCGGGGGGATTCGGCTCTCCACCGCGGGCGATGTTGTCCGGATCCCATTCAACAGGCCCGATGGCAAGATGGTCATCGTTGCCACGTACCTCGAGAATTCCACTATCGGGTACCCGGCAATCCACCTCCGCAACCCCCCGAGCACCGATAAGGTCGCGTGGCGGGCGCCCGGCACAGGGATCGGCACTTCAACCGCGGCAAGCGGGTGGAAGACCATCGAAAGCACCTCCTCGGTTGAACTGACCACAGCACAGATAGCAATGGTCACCTTCGGACCCTTCGAATCTGCCCGGTATGGTCATGTTATGGCCGCATCCAGCAACGGCATCGACGCCAAGCAGCCGTTCCTCGAATGCGTCTTCGACCTCTCAACTGCAACCGGCAGCGACTTCCTCGACAGCACCGGCGTCCACTTCGCCGCGTGCAACATCCAGGCATTTGAACTCCCGTAATCTCACGGGTGACAACCCCATTTTTCCCGACCGATAATATGGATGAGACCGTAATGTCCCCCGAAGTATCAGCACAGAATACCGAAGTACCGACCACCCCCTCTTCTCAGGATCCCATTCCGGAACCCGCATGGCTGTCCATCGCCAAACAGTGCGAGGGAACAGTGAAAACGCAGGGCATCAAGAAACGCCTTGCCATTGTTGGTTTTGCCCCCACCCGCGACCAAGCCCCATTTGCCGATCCGACGTGGGAAATATGGGGCCTGAACGACCTGCACCGCGCTATCCCCCGGTATACCCGTTGGTTCGATATCCACACCGTTGAGAACATCGAAACGGATGTCGTTGCCGGTCGGACCTCAAACGCCGCACGGAAAACCAACATCCCGGAAACCGCCCTCGATCACATGGGGATCTCCGGCCTGTCGAAACTGAAATGCCCGGTGTACATGCAGGATGTGAATCCGGGCGTTCCAACGTCGGTACGGTTCCCCCTCGAAGAGATGCTGGCAACGTTCAAGGCCCGGGGTCTTGCCGGGGCCCGGTACTTCACGAACTCGATCTCCTACATGCTCGCCTTTGCCCTGTATGAAGGGCTCGTCACCGGGCACCAGTGGGATGAAATCCAGATTTACGGCGTCGATATGGCGGTAGGTGATGAGTACATCGCCCAACGGCCCAGCTGTGAGTACTGGATCGGGATTGCCGAGGGGATGGGAGTTAAGGTGTACATCCCGGACGCTTCAGACCTATGCCATTCCGCGTTCCTGTATGCCTACGAGGAGAGAGCGCAGCGGGCGTTTGAGGAGAAGATGAAAAAGATCGCCGTGGATGCGCAGGTAAGAATGCAGGCATACCTTCAGCAGAAAGCGGAGATTGAGCGGCTCATCCATCACTGTGAGGCCCAGATGGGGACGGTTTCCGACCTCACCCGGGTCTGGTCGAACAACGACACGAAATTCATTCGTTAGGAGGTAAGCAATGGGCGCGGCAATGGCAATATCGGACGTAAAAGGGATCCTCGGCATCACCACGACAAATAATGATGCACAGATCGGGGCTCTCCTCTACCCTTCCGCAGCCTTCGCAGATGAGTACTGTAATTTCGGACTGTCAAAGTATCTCTATCACCGGGACGACTATCTCGTTTCCCTGAACGCCACGTCAACCGCCCCCGCGCTCATCACCAACGTCAGCGGGTCCAGCACCTACACCAGCACACAGGCCGCTCCGTTTCAGTGGATTTCCCGCGATACAGTCCGGGTCATGTCAACCGATGAGGGCACAGTATACGAAGAGGACCGGGATTACGAGGTGGATTACGAGAACGGGTATCTCTACACCCTTGCAGCTTCCACCAACGGCACAAGCACCGGCGGCAGCGTCCTTGTCGATTTCGCATACATCGACCTTTCCGGCAACAGGAAACCGGCACAGGCGGGGATCTCCCAGATCATCAACGCATGGATCAACAATCCCGTGGGTGTAGCCTCAGAATCAGTCGGGCCGCTCTCACGGAGTTATGTACAGGTTGGTGTCCCCCCATCAGCAGCCGGGATCCTCAAGCGATTCCGCAGGCCGGTGTTCAAATGAGCCTGCTGGAACAGTGTGCAAAGCAGGTCGTCACCATTGAGACCCCCGGGGCGTATGATGCGTTCGGGAACCCGAGTACCGGAACCAGCACCAGCTACAACGCGATTATCTTCCAGAAGAATCGTGTTGTTCTCGACAGGCAAGGCAAACAGGTTGTCAGCGCGTGCCAGATCATGATGCCCGGCTCCGTTTCGGTGAATCCGGAATCCAAGATCACTCTCCCGGACGGGACGCAGCCGGTCATCCTCGCTGTGAACAAAACGCCGGGATTCGACGGCACCAACGTTCTCACGGAGGTCTACACGTGAGCGCGGACGATCCAGCAACGGACCGGGAACTCCTGATCCAGATGAATCAGAAGCTCGACACCCTTGTATCATGCAAGGACGACCACGAAACCCGCATCAGGAATCTCGAAGGAAGTTTCTGGAAAGTGATCGGGCTCGCTTCGGTGATTTCATTCGTTGCGGGATGGTTTGGCAGCAGGTTTCCCGGAGGGGGCAACTGATGCCGGCGCAACCGCTCACCATAGAGGTTAAGGGTCTTGAACAGATCCGGGCCAATCTCCGCAATCTCTACGAGCGGGCCCCGGCAGAGTTCGGGCAAGCGGTCCGGGAAGAGTTCGAGGACGCAATGATGGAATCACAGGCAGAGTGCCCGTATGATTACGACAACCCGCACTCGGACGGAACCCCGCACATGAGGGATACCGCTCTTGTCGAGGGTCCGGTGAATGAGGGCAACGGGTTTGCCGTCTACGCCTCGTACGCAGTCCCATATGCCACGGTCCAACACGAAACCCCTGAATATAATCATATTTGGCCTACGAAATGGAAGTTTCTTGAAGATCCTATTAACCGGCGCATTCCCCGCATTGCCCCGGCGATTGTCAAGCGGATGGAGCTTATCTTGCAGGGAGTTAATGAGCGGATGCACTTCCTCAGTCCACGTCTGGCACTAAGAGATTATCGAAGGGCCGTGTCTCGTATGAGTCATCCATTAGTAACATCTGAAAAAGAGTTTGCCGAATGGATGAAGGGGCGTACAGGAGGAGAATAATGAAAACTATCACAGGAGGTAATTAATCATGGGAGGACCAGGATCAGGACCAAGGCCGGGGCAAGGCAGGCGCGGAGGGGGTGCGACATCGGTTGTACGCACTCGCATGAATCGCCAGAGTCGCGGACAATTCGCAAAGATGATGTCAGGTAAAATGCCAAAGGCGAAACGAAGCCCCAAACCAAAAGGCATTAGAGGTCAGACAAAAGGCGGGCTTACGAGGATACGGATTTAAAATGATCAACCTCTACGAGTTCCAAACAGCGTCGGAAGTCCTTACCCTTTTGGAGTTCGTGCAGAGCCCGGAAGATGCCCGGAAGTTCGCGGATACGTACATCAAATCTGTAAATTCCCGTCTTACGCACGAAGGATATGATCCGCTGGAGACTAAAGAGATCCTGCGGTTCATTGCTATGGTGGATTCGAGGTTTACACAATGACCACATGGATCGAAGACCTGGCCCAGTACCTCGAGGACTCAACAACCTCGATCGGGGTCTTCTCTCCGACAAGTACGCAAACCCGGGATATCTACTGCAACAACCTGCCGGGGTCAACCGCATCTCTGATCGTTCTCTACCCGTATGCCGGGATCGCACCTGAGTACCAGATGGACGGCGGCAACTACCGAAAACCCCGGCTGAACGTAATTGTCCGGTCCACCTCGGCAGATGGGGGGCACCAGAAGAGTATCGATATCAGAACACGGCTCGATCACGTCACCAACCTCGGCCTGCCCACAACGGCAATCGCCCGCCAGTATGTGAGGATTGAGGCGCTGAACGAGCCGGAATATCTGGGACGGGACGAGCATGGCCGCGGGCAGTTCGTCACCAATTTCCAGGTTGAGTACATTAACACGACGTAAAAGGAGGAACAATCGACATGTCACTTACCAACGCACGGGATCAGTTCCCCTCAATTCTCTACTGGTCATCAGCAGGGAGCTCGGGAACGCTGACAACGGCGATCGCGGGGATCACCAGTATCTCCGGGGTCAAGAAAAGCAGGAATGTCACCGACATTACCGATATGAACAGCACGGACGGTTACGAGGACGTGATGCTGTCCGGCCCGGTCCGGATGGC